AATTGTAAAATTCCAAATTGCTATCTGTATTTTACCTAAGAAAGGTATTTCGATATTGTTATTGTATGTTTTAAGCTCACTACAGTAATGATTAAGAGATTTATACATGCTAATATTGTCTTTTTTAAGCTTACGGCTACCAGCTTTGCCTTTATATTCATCCAAACCTACTGTGATGAAAAAAATATGTGTATCTTGTTTAGATTGTAATTCTGCATCTTGTATATTTTGTCTTTCATTATCATACCAGTTATTAACAACTTGCTTTCGTAATTCAGAAAAACCTGTATCACCATATTTTGTTAAAATTGATTCTCTTGTTTTATTAACTGCTTCTTTAAGTTTATTTGGATCTGTTGAATAGTGCTTTCCTTTATATCTAGCCATAATAATATTTATACAAGGAAGCAGGAATTTATACAAACTTATGCTTCCAACTCATCAAATAACTTACCTATTTGCATTTCTTGTTTTCCTTCTATATTAATTAACGTAGTATAATCAGTTGAATTGAATTCTTGTAACCAAGCCTCATTAGAGCCAAGAGCTTGCTTTGTAACTGCAGCCCATTTTTCGTCTCTACCAGGAACCTCATTCCACATGATTTTATCATACCCCCATCCATTTTCTTCCTTTTCAGCACCATCATACAACTTGTGGAATAAATTACCAGTACCGTTAGCTGTAGAACATATAAATACCTTAGATTTTTTGGAAGATGTAATAATAGGGAAGACTGATTTCCAGAACTCCTCAATAAGATGTGACTCGATGAAGGCCGCCTCATCTATTATTAGCAGATTGACGGACTGACCACGAGCAGCGGTACCAGTTGTAGTTGTAATACCGATACGACTACCATTATCTAGTGTCATTGATGTTTTACCGTATTCTTTAACGCCAGGCTTTAACCATATAGGTAATTCTTCAAATGCCATTCTAACACGTTGAAAGATTTCAATAGCAGTCGCTTCTTTGTTAGCTACAAGAAGAACACGTTGATCATCCATAAAGCACGCATACCAAAGTATATAAATAGTCATTAGAGTGCTCTTACCTATTTGTCTTGATGCTAACAATATAAAAAACCTGTTATCTCTCATTTTTCTCATTACACGCTTCTGACAAGGGTGGAGGTCAATTGTTTCACGTCCTCTATCTAGATTAATAATATAAAAATATTTTTCAGCAAAGTATAATATATTATCTTTACACTTTTTCATTTCTTTAATCATCCACGGCTCATACGCTATTTGAGCGTCTGCTGCTGGTAGATTAGGATTTCCTAAGTAAAACTCTGTTTTATTTCCGTTTTTAGCCATACTTACTATAAATATATATATGGCAAAACCAAAGAATGATTTTACATCTATCGGAAATTTATACGGTGGTATGTTGAACAGTGTGAAGCATAAACTTGTTTCAGAGGGCAAACTTGGACCTAGTGTTAAGGCAGGTGAAATAGGCGATTCGCCGCTTATTAAAGGTGGTCCGCAAACAACCGCAGGTTATATGCCTGCTAAAATCGATAAAAAAACAATGTCTAAGAAGGATATTGATGATAATCTCTATAGTATTGATGATCTCTCATATGACGAGGATGAGGAGACAAAGAAAAAAACTAAGAAAGCTGCTGTCAACAAGGTTAATGCTGTTAAAGCTAAGAAAAAAGCTGAAGAGGATGAAGAAGAACTTGTAAAAGAAAGTGGAAAAATCGCTAAGGAGAGACTAAATAACTTTATGAGAAGAAAATCGATTTTTGATAAACTTTACGAAAACGTTATGCAACCAGGTGGCGCTCCAGGCGGCCCTGAAATGGGTGAAATGGATGATTCACAAGAACTTGATGCTCTCGGCATTGAAGGTGATGAAATGGACGACGAAATGGGTGACGAAGTAACATTCACACTTGATCGCGCCACTGCTGAAAAACTTCTTGACGTTATTGGTGCTGCTATGGGCCAAGAGGGTGATGAAGGCGAAGCTGAGTTTGAGGATGAAGCTGAAATGAGTGATGAATTCGGCGGTGAAGAAGACGAAGAGGGCTTCTGGGACGAAGACGAAGAAGACCTTGGCGGCGCTAAGGATCTTTCAAAAGAAGTCAACTACGGTAAGAATAACAAAGTAGGTAGCCTCAAGGTTCAATCTGGTGGTGCTTCTTCAGCTTATACAAGCAAAGTAGGCCAAGATGGTGATCACGGTCACGCTCTTGTAAACGGTAAGCAGCCTGACATGGGTAAGAATAACAAGGTTAGCAAGCTCAAAACAGGTAAATCATTGTTCGAACAATAATCAATAAAGAATAATTATTAAAGCCCTGTAGTTTCTCACTACAGGGCTTTTTTTGTATAAATAATAATATGGTAACGTTTAGAGAATATTTACTAGAGTATGCAAAAAGTCAGCATTCTATTGATTCGGGTATAGTAAGTATGAAAGCGACTGCTGCTAATGGTAATCCTAACGGTAAAAACTTTAACAGAATAAATTCAAGATTAGCTAATGGTGGTAAATCTAATACAATAGCTCAACCATTTCAACATAAAAACGCCCTCGTACATAGCGTAATACAAGGTAAAGCAAATAATATAAAGCTTAATAGCGTTCAATTAAATCAAATTTTAAAAGATTATAACACAACATTTGACGGCACACCTAAGACACTAGGTAATTCAGACGCTGAAATAGTACCGTTACCAAATAACGCTGGTGTAATATTAAGAAAGAAAGCTCAACAAAATGGCCTGTAATACATCAAGACAAAACTGTACACCAGCTAGTGTATTTGCTGGTGTAGCATCACCGACCTGTAGTCAGTTCTTTAACCCGGCTAATTTTCAAGCTGAACAGCTCGTGTATGATGCTGCTTTTAAAGATATAATTAACAATTTTGGTATACCTGTTGATTATTATATTAATACCTATAATTTATCAGCTGCTGATAATTTTTACGGTGAACAACCAACAGCTATATTCTACGGTCCTGTATCATTAATGATGTATATAGAACTTAATGAGAGTGCTATAAATTTATCTAAGTTCGGTTTCGCGTCGGATGATGAGTTGACTGGCTACGTTCACATAAAAACGTTCGAAGAAACAATGACAGGTAGAGACTTTTTTGTACGAACAGAAGCAGGTGAGATATTATCATATGATGACTACATAACCTATATACAAACACAATCTGCTGAAAATATCATAACAGACCTATTGTTTGATATAGTAACTGAAAATTCTGAGACAGGAGGTTTTGACTTAATCGGTGGTGATTATGAAGCGATTAATAGATATATTAACAGTGGTCAAGCTGTTGAACCTAAATCGGGTGATCTCATTCAAATATCTCCTCTTGGTTGTGATAGACCAAATGGTCGTGGCGCTAAGATTTTTGAAATTACAGAACGTGTTGATCAAGATGTAGCTTCTATGAATCCATTACTTGGTCACTATGTTTATAGATTAAGAGCTAAGAGATATGAGTACTCGTTCGAGCCCGGCGCACCGAAAGAATTACAGAATCAACAAGTATTCGAGAATTCATTCTCCGGCATACTTTCGTCCAATATACCAGGGGTTGTTTTATCAGAGGAAAAATCATATACAGGTGATATTGATACAACATCTCAAAATACTGTATTCAATATGAACGCTAATAATACGGATATATATGGTCAGTATTATTAATATATATAATTATCATATATATCTAGATCCGCTTGCGTGATAAGATTTAAAGCAACTGAACTTCCTTCAAGTAGATTGACAGTTGATTGAATATCTTGATAGTAGTATCCAAGCGCGTCGCCACTCGCAATGGATGTCCAACCCCCTATAATAACAGGCTTATTGTTTATAAAGGTAAATTGCGGATGACCACTATCACCCGGTATAACATTTCTTTGAGATAGAAATGCAGCGTATGTTGAATCAAAATTTATATAATCCCGACCATAAACCGACGCTCGGTCGACGAGTCGAAACATACTTGGTGTAATATCGTAGAATTGACCAAAACTAAATCCAGGTAGATGGGTAGCAATTTTTGTTGCAGAATTAGAACTGTATAAGGATTGCGGTAAAATATACAAACCAGGGAAAGAGCTTAGAGGGAGGGGGGTTTGAAATTGCATTATTCTTATATCTGGTCCAATTCGTCTAGAGGTTATAACGGTTACACTGGTATTAATGCCTGTATCAGTATTGAAGAAGCTAGTATTATATGGAAAATGAAATGACTTACCGAATTGCCAGTGTTCAGCGGTATATGCATATCGTGGGTGTATAAGTGTGCAGGGAAACGTCCCATTTGAAAATGGACCCTGGTAATTAGCCATTCTGTTGATATTATTAAGAATAGAAAGAGGCCATGTATATGTTGAGTTTTTATTAAATCCAAAATTAGGATTTATACTCCGGTGGCCCGTACTGGCGTCGCCCGTAACAGGTCTATAAAAAGTCCATGGCTGGACTTTACCAGATAATGCCTCTGTTATTATTCGTGATTGATAAGCAAAAAGAGTATTAGGATTAGAATTATATACCTGAAATACCTGATATTGATTATTAGTTACATTATGCTTATGGAGTATTTCTGCTGGTATTGACTCGCTTGTAAACAAACATGTTCCTAATTTAGGCTGAGCGTAAAGATTGTTAAACGCATTAGTTGTTAGTATATCTACAAGTGTGCTAGCACTTGCAGTAACAAAAAATAAAGTATCATTAGCAATATACTCGGTATTTTCATTATCTTTATTCTTATAAATGGTTTTAAAAGCCTTATCAAGACTTATCTGCTTAAACGAGCTTAAAGTATTAATATTATTTCCAGCTTTAAACCGATTCCAACCTCCGTATTCTAAATATGGTTGATGATAACTTGATGGAACTGATGATAAGAAATCATAAACACTAAGAAGAATATTACCACTAGCATTGTTAAATTGAGTATATAACGTATGATTACCTGGGTATTGTATGTCAATATTCTCCAGACTTAAAGTAGTTTCGTAGGTGAGATTTAAAAACACCTGAACAGGCTTATAATCTCTAGCATTATCGGGGTAAATAGTTTCTCTACTATTTGAATATGATGTCAACTCTTTACCTAAAACCGTAATATTTTTAATATTGTTATTTCCTTCAAGAGTTATATTAAAAGTATTAATACCACTATTTTCCCAATTATAATCATACTCTCCAGGATAGTCACCTCTACAGCTCAAGACTAAATTGACAGAAGAGAGATTCGGGTTATTACGTATGTTAATGTTTCTCTGAGGGTAGTAGCCATAGTTATTACTATCTGTTACTCTAAAACTACGATATCCCATATCGAGAGTATTAAGATATTGATTTCCTGAAACAGTCAACGAGTTTGCACCCATAAAGTCAAAATAAGCTTCTGATGACGGATAATTATAAGCACTCTGTATTGGTATGAGGGTAGTGTCAGGAAAGTCTACTTCTATTAACTTGAAAGTTGAATCTATAATTTTTATCTCGCTAATAAAATCGCGACAATTAAATCCCATTCTCGAAATTCCACTCAACTGAAAAGTGTTGATGTATTGATTTACTATATCATAGGATGATAAACTTATATTTTGATACCAGTAATCGAGAGGTATATAATTTAAAGCATCTTTATTATATACAGGTACATTCTTTGGTCTATAAGATGATAGGACTACATCACCATCATCTATATCGAGAATATAGGCAGCAGATAGGGGTGTATTTTTAATTACAGAAGAAACTCCAGATAGAGCTAGATTATAATACTCATTGCTAACAGGAACAAATTCAACCCCTACTGAACTAAGGAAAAAAAAACTGGAGATACGAGAAATTGATTATTAGCCGTTCGTTTAATATTAATCGATGCTCCTTTGGTTATTGTAGTATCAATATTATTAATACTAATAATAGATCCGGATGTATAAGTTGGATCAAATTTTATTGTAATGGAGCCATAATCAAGTTGTGAGAAGGTACAAGAAAAGTTATCAATATTAGCGCTCGCTGTAATAAAGGCAGTAATGTTATTTGTTGATGAATATATAAATTGCTTTCTGGTATCATCGGCAGATATAGTATAATTACCAGTAATAGTATAAACAGGTTCAATTCCTTGAGCCCACGTAGCGCTATTTGATTGAACCGTTGAAGAAGTATTATTCCATGTAGCACTATTTGATTGTAGTATTGTATTACAAGGAATAGACCATGTCTGTACAACGCTAGATAAAGAATTAATAGTAGTTCTCCTGGTAACCTCTGTATTATCAACTATAAGATACTCTGTACCATCTATGGAGGGAGATATTACGAGCTGTGTTATTTTGGTCTCAGCCATATACTATTATTTATACAAAAACCAGATATAACACTAGGCTACACCCGGCTTGTAAAGTTAGTTTGCTAATTAAACAATACCGTAGTGAGCTTTAACTGCATCAATTAAAGTTTCATTTGACCACTCTTCAGGTGTATCATAGTTGTCATCAGATAACTGAGATAGTTCAATTCTTTGATCTCCAATAAATACAAACACTTTCTTTTGTGCAGGCATATCAACGATACGTTCGATATCGAGTTCAGTTATGGTTTCAGTAATTTCTGGTTGTTTAATGACTACAAGCGGTGTTGTAAGAGTAATTTTTAAGCTCATATAACTATTTATTCTTACGAGGTAGTTTCTTAATAGTTGAAAATATTATTATACCATTTAAAGTTATTATCAATCCACCCACAGACATCCCTACCCAGTAGCTTAATAGGATCATTATCCACCTTAGCTAGCTTAGGCTTAACCTTATGATCACCAAATACACCGTAAACGTTATCATCTTCGTGGGTTAACTGTTCAATATAATTAAAGTTGTGATGTGTGTAGTAGGGTAATTCAAAATAATTATAGATTCTCTTTAATTGATCTTCAGGCGAACTACATAAATCCTCATATTTAACAAACAACATATCTTCGTTAATACCCTGGCTAAATATTTCAGTTAAACGTTCAATAGCTAAGCCTAATGGTTGTGTTGTAAGATAATGATCAACCCGTTTAGCAGTTGTTGTATTAGCTAACTGAGCATGATTTACAATACCTGAATCAACTTCAGGTGCCTCACGAAACTTCTTTTCCATAGATGATATAATCTGCTTTAGATCACGGATCATACACACGACCTTAGGTTTCTCGCCTAAAGTAAACTCTAATAATTTATAGTGGATACCCCAACCTCTCGATTTTTCGAGCACATTAGGTTTATCGGTAATAGCATCGTAATAACCATTTAGACCTTGTCTACAGAAGTTTTGAAATCCTTTTCGCATTAACTCAGCATCTTGTGCTTTAAACGTAGGATCACTACTGTAATTAGCTCTAGCACCGTAGATAAGCTCTAGTGTACCGGAGGTAGGAGTAGAATAGAAATCAGGATTCTGTGCTATAATATTTTGCAATAGTGTGGATCCAGCTCTAGGTAGAGATGAATTAAAAAATAGTTGCTTCATAGTAGTGTTTTGATTATAGCTTCAATATCAAATATTTGCGAAGGATTAACGTACGGACATTCGTGAATAGCTCCTGTAAAGTTATAATCATATAAATATGAATCAACTGTACCTTTTGGAAATTCTGTTAATGATGTAATGTTATTATGAATATCATAACCAAATATTTTTGGTTGTGTTGCAACCCACACCACTGTTGAAGGTAATCCCATTGCTGCGGCAGCGTGTTGAAGTGATGAATCAATAAAAAGTCTAGCTTCAGAGTATTGTAGCATACTGAATAGCACCTTTTTCTGTAACACTTGATCTATTCTTATACAGTTATTAAGTACAGGATGATTATCATAACATACATGAACTACACTATAATTCTCACTCAACCTGTTTATTAACTGCTGAGCAATATCAGGGTGAATATCTCTCATCCATGAATACGGTGTTTCTTGATGACCTTTTCCTGGACCTCCAAACGGTTGAAAAATGAGGACAGGTTTATTATCTTGATTTACAAAAACAGTCCTACCTAATTCGTGTTCTCTAAAGTTAAAAGATAATCTTGGTTGTTCGTTGGTATATTGGATACCAATCATATTACACCATGATTCAATAACATGCTTTTGCTTAGTAATGTGTGATGTTGTCTTGTATGGTTCTTGAGCAAATACTTCAACATTCTTATTATAGATATAGTCTTCGTAGAAGTAAGGGTATACCCCTAATTTGTATACTCTATAAATAAAGGGATTATTTAAAAAAACCTCAGGCCAAGCACAGATAACAATTATATCTGAATTAGGGTAGTTCTTTTTATAGCATTCAATTACAGCGGTTGCAGCAATGTGTTTTCCTATACCGCCCTCGATATGAAAGACTACTTTCTTCTCACTCATTATATTAATTTATAATGAGTGAGAAGAAAATCAATATCAATTAAGGTACGATATAAAGTTGATTATTGGCGGTACACGTCCAAACAAACCCTGAGCCTAATCCAGCAGATGTTGTAGGTACATTGGTGAGAGCAATACGAGGTGCATATGCTGTGTTTGCAGATAATGCTATTATGCTTGCACCTGCAAGAATTGAGGAACAGGTTGCTGAACTCAATATAATATTACAAGTTCCTCCGAGTATACTAGAATAACTGCCACCAGCTCTACTACTTAACCCATTAACAACACTAGAATAAATGGCACTAGCTATATTGGTACCACCACCAGTAACTGTAGAATAATTGCCACTAGCTGTATTACTTTTACCACCACCAATAGTAGAAAAATTATAGCCACTAGCTGTATTACCGCAACCACCACCAACATTAGAATAAATTCCACTAGCTGTATTACATCTACCACCACCAACATTAGAACAAGCACCACAAGCTGAATTACCACTACCACCACCAACATTAGAGATACCGCCAATAGCTGAATTACTTTTACCGCCACCAACATTAGAACAAGCACCACTAGCTGTATTTAAACTACCACCAATAACACTAGAATAATTACCACTAGCTGTATTACTAACACCACCAATAACACTAGAGCTACAGCCACAAGCTATATTATTATTACCACCAAGAACACTAGTATTACTTCCACTTACTGTATTAAAAAAACCACCAATAACTGTATTAGAACCAACAGCAACAAAACCAGTTCCAATAGCTATATTACATCTACCACCAAGAACAATAGAACAACTACCACCAGCTCTACTACTAAACCCACCAATAACACTAGAATAAACACCACTAGCTGTATTACATCTACCACCAATAACACTAGAATAAACACCACTAGCTGTATTACATCTACCACCACTAACATTAGAACAACCACCACTAGCTGTATTACAAGAACCACCAACAACACTAGAACTATTACCGCTAGCTGAATTACTACTACCACCACCAACATTAGAAGCAACACCACTAGCTCTACTGCTAACACCACCAACAACACTAGAACAATTACCGCTAGCTGTATTAGTAGTACCACCAAGAACATTAGAATAAGTTCCGCAAGCTGTATTAGTAGTACCACCACCAACATTAGAATTAATACCACTAGCTATATTAAAACTACCACCACCTACATTAGAATTAATACCAGTAGCTCTACTACTAAGACCACCAACAACGCTAGAACAAGTACCGCTAGCTGTATTATTTACACCTCCAAGAATAGATGATCGTGTGTCAGTAGAGATGTTGTTGATACCTACTACTATTTTGCCCTGAGCAGATAAGTCGCCTGCAATACTCTGGGTTGCTGTAAATATATTAGCTGCATCTTTAAACGCATAATTAGCAGAACTAGATAGATATGTTACGAGCGAACTTAGAGTAGCAGCTCGTGTAACACTGTTCTGTACGATAGGAATTTGATCTGTACCACTATAAGGTAATGTATTTGAAGGTAGTTCTGAAATTCTAATGCCCATATTAATATTTATTGCAAATTGTTAGTTTTATCATATAATAACAATATGATTGTCTTTGACGAAAAGTCACACACTTACACTAATACCGAAACTAGTAATCGGTATACTTCCGTTACTACGCTACTCAGTAAATATAAGAAGCCTTTTGATTCTGATACTCATTCTAAACGAGTTGCAGAGCGTGAAGGTGTAACACAGGAGTTTGTACTCGAATCCTGGAAAGCTACGACCAAAGTTGCAACCGATAGAGGTACAAAAATTCATAAATTAATGGAGGATTTTGTTAAGTTTGGTGGTGTAGATGATTCCTACAGCTATCTTTTTAAGAGTTATGACCGTTTTGTAACAAAATATATTGGTAACTATAAGCAAGTCTTATCAGAAGAATTACTATTTTTACACGATTATGAGATTGCAGGTACAACAGATTTAATTTATGAACGTAAAGATGATTTTATTGTAGCTGACTTTAAAACCAATAAGAAATATCGCTTTTCAAACGATTTTAACGAATACTTTTTAGCCCCCGTGGACCATCTACCTTACTGCGAGTTTAATACGTATGCTCTTCAGTTATCTATGTATGCAAAAATTTTTGAAGTAATGTCAGGTAAAAAGTGTGCAAAGCTAGTCACTTTATATTTAGAGGAAGATAAGTGGGTACCCTATCATGCTAATTATCTTAAAACAGATGTGACCAATATACTTGAACATTATAAATTAAAGGTAAAAAAGGTAGATCAAAAGACTAATTAACATAAATCAATTAAATAATAATAATGAATAAAGGTACTTTAGTTCGCAAAATAAATGAGAAAATTGACAAGATCACCAATGCTATTTATGATCTTCGGGATTTACTTGATGACACCGAGAACGACGATCTCTCACAAATGGGTAATGATCTAGCGGATGCTATGGTTGAATTTATATCGGATAACGATACTATTACAAGTAGTGATATTATCGAGTATATAGAAGAATATTACGGTAAAAAACAATAATATGAAAGCTTTTAAATCATTCTTTAAGCCAGTAGATATCACTATCACATATGATCCTGAGCAACTCGCTAAAGGTATAGAAGTAGAGAGTGAACACACACCTTATAAGGCTATCGCTAAAATTATTTCTATGCATCACCTTGCTGAGGATCCCTTATATTACACCAAGCTTGCAAAAGAAAAATTATAATATTAGTTGATTAGTATATTGCGGTATATTATAATTATTATATATGAGTAATGTATTAATCATTGGAGCTGGATATGTCGGTAGAGCGATTATATCCTGGGTTGATCCTACTAAGCATAATTATCATATTGTTTCACGTGAGCAACTTGATTACTCGGATCAATCACTATTTAGGAAATTTATACTCAACCATAATATTCAGTATGTTGTTAATTGCTCTGGATTTACTGGTCGTCCTAATGTTGATGAGGGCGAATCAAGAAAGAAAGAGTGTTGGGATCTTAATGTAGTTATTCCACTTAATATTAGCAATACGTGTAACCAGCTGAGTATTAAGTATATTCATATATCATCTGGCTGTATATATAGTGGTTATGAGAAAGTATGGACAGAGCAAGATGAGCCTAACTTCGGATTATTCGATCATTCTTCTACATATTCAAAATCAAAACACGCTTTCGAGACACTTAATGATTACGGTTGTATTATTCGGGTTCGTATGCCTTTCTGCGATGATTATAATCCACGTAGTTATCTAACTAAGATTCACAAATATGATCAATTAATTAACTTTAAGAATTCCAAAACATATGTACCAGATTTGTGTATGTTTATAGAATATTTAATAGATAATAAAGTTGACTTATCTATTGTTAATACAATTAATTTTGTTAATCCTGGTGCATTAGACACTATGCAAGTAGTAGATCTTATGACCACATATGACATAGTCAATCCTAAGTGGGTTTATGTTGATCCTAAATTGCTTAATATGGCTGCACCTAGGTCAAATTGCGTTTTATCAATTAATAAACTAAAATGTTTGTTTCCGGACTTTCATATTCAAACAGAAAAACAAGCACTTGATAATGCGTTAGTTAATATTAAAATAGACTGATATGCGCGGAATAATTTTAGCTGGTGGTAAGGGCAGTAGGTTGTATCCACTTACATATGCAGTTAGTAAGCAGTTACTTTCTGTATATAATAAACCCATGATTTATTACCCTCTTAATACTCTTAAAAGTATGGGTATTACAGATATTCTTATTATTACTGCTGACCATGTTCAGTGTAGGCTTTTTGAAGAACAGTTAAAAAGTACAACAGGATTAAATTTAT